TCGATGAAACCGAAGGTGCAAACCATGCCAAACTCGCCAATGGCAATGGCTTCTGCGGTGACGCCGAAATAGACGTAGCCCGGATACTGACCAGTGGCCAGTAGGGGGCCGATCTCGATGCGGCCTGATACGGGGTCGGCCCCAGTGAACATGACGACGCGACCCTTAATCAAAGGCACCGCTGACGTGTTTTTGCACAGGCAATGTTGATCCTGACCCAGCCGGCCGATGACATTGGGACGGTGCCTTACAACGGGAGTCGCATTGGGGGCATCCCAGGCAACCTGACCCGTAGAAATGGTCTCGGCGGCGGCTGTATCAAGTCCCAGCTTGTCTACCGTGGGGGCGTCGGTAAAGCCGAGGTCGTAATCCGACGCGGATGCCTTGACGAGTAAATCGCCTGCCGCGCCGCCGATTGGTACGCCCGGTTGGGTGTACATAACCTGCGCCACGTTGATAATGGCGCTGGGGGCCTGTGGATGTAATCCATCCAGCGGAATGGTCTCAATCTTGATGTCGGGATATTCGGCGGCCCACCACAGCTCTACATAATCGTTGTCCGCAACCGTTAGCTGATACTCAATCGCAAAACAATCGTGGTAAGGCACGCTGACTGATTTGCGTTGCTCCAGGTCGATACGAGTATTGCTGTTGGCAATGTCAACGCCATTCTTGCGGAAGTAGATGTTTACTTCAGTTGTAATGTTGCCGCTATTGGTGAACTGGAGGGAAGCGAGGATTTTGTAGGTGCCAGCGAATTGGAATGTGATACGGCTGCCGGATGCAATCGTTACGCCCCTGTTCTCCAGGGTTGTGTTGATTGTGATGCGCTGTGGGGCGGCTGTTGTTACTAGGGGCTGAGTAGTGGTATCGATGAAACTGCCGTACAGACCCAGATCGCCGCCGGGGCCTTGAGGGCCTAGGCCGGTGGTCTGTACGACGAGATTGTTTTCGTCAACGACGACAACCGTGTTGGTGGTGTCGCTGATAGTTACGTTGGTCATGCTGTGTACCCCTCAGAGACGTAAACAATCCCTTCGAGGTAATACTCTCGTAGAGAACTTGGGTTTTCTAGAAGGACGTCGTAATAACACTCGTCCGGTAGCGTTGTTGTCTGGGTGTCGGTTAAAGCGATGGACACTTGTCCGCTGGCCCTGTTGGTGTAAGTGACGGCAAAATCCGCGAATTTAGTGGTACGGGCACGATTCCAGACTTGGGAATACACCGTCCACCCGGTTAGGTTGATTGGAGTTCCAGTGCTGTCCTTGAACTGGAGTGCGATTGCATAGTCCGCACGACGCTGCAGGAGGATGTTGTACGTGCCAGGTGATACGGCCATGTCATCAAACCTCCGATTCCGTCATTGTATTGGACTCTGAGGCGGGTTCTTCGGTTGCCGCGATTTCTTGTGCCTCCTCTTCGACATTGATGTCGTCCGGCAGGATTTCGCCGCGACGCAAAATCTCCAGCAACGTTGTATCGCTGATCTTGCCCATCTGATTCAACTGGGCCAAGACGGAAATGTCTTGGCCGATTAGGCGGTAGTAATCGAAGTCGCGGTCGATGTGGACTTCGGGGGGCTCCATGCCCACATACTGGGCCGCGAAGGCAAATGCCTGGTTCAACGAAGACTCCAGTTCCTGGCTGATGATCGAGAGGACGCTGTTGGCCTGGGCTTGGTCGATGCGTTTTGCCTCGGCAGACTCCGCGACGAACTTCTGGCCGAACAGCTTGGTGATGCCCAACGTGGACATCTGGCCCTCCAGACTCTGGAGTTCGGCCATCTGGGCATCGAAACTGGTCGCATCCGACTGGACGTAATAAGCCTTGTGGCCGGGCTCCATGCCCAGGGCATAGTTGACGCCGAGGGTGGCGTCGCTGCTGTCGGAATTCCAGCCCTCTAGGACAAGGGTGGGCATTGCCGCGATGTGGAGGGCGTGGATAAGGTCGCTTTGTCGTTGGTAGTGCGTGATATTTAGATTTGCAATGTCCAGCAACGGGGGCTGGGAGATCAAAACACCCCGGCGATTGCTGTAAATCGGTACCACTGGGATGGTGTTCAGGCTGAAGCCGCCCGATTCGGTGAGATCTACCGTTCCGGTGCTACGTCCCAGGGTGTACAGGTCGTACCGGCCTGGGTAGATGACGCGCATCACCTCGACCTGCTCCTCACCAAACTCGTTCAGGGGCTGGTACTCGAAGTCATGGATGCGGATCTGCGTTAGGCGGTTGGTGGCATCCTTACGCCAACCCCAGATTTGGGTGGCATCGACGTGGACGAAGTACGGGCGGCGACCCATCGCACGCTCTTCTGCCAAGTTGATGGCACCAGTGGCAGCCGGGAAATCGACCAGGATTGCGCTATGGCCGTAAGTCAGGCTACTTACCAGCGCCCGGCGTGCATACTCGTTGATGCTGGAGCCGATTCCGTCGATGTTCTCGGCTAGATCGGTCCAGTACGAGTCGCCCTCGATGTGGATGGGTTTGCGGAGGACAGCGCCAGCCGCTGTTTCGATTAGGCGGTTGGTGTAAGGGGAAAGGACACTGCGGTCGATGCGGGCCTGCCACGCCGTGTCGTCTTCGCGGGGTTCCTGGGGGAGATACAGCTCGGCTTGGTCACGTAGGTAGTTGGTGCCGTTGGTTACGGCGGCCATGACCTTCCAGTCCGGCATCATTCCGATCACTTCCAACGACCGGACAAATGGGGACTCGCTGACGACAGCGCCAGTTGGGGGGATGTTGGCGCTGTACACCACGGTTTAACTCCTACTTCTTTCCTATTTTGGCAGTAAACCCGGCGTCTTTACGATGCGCGAGTGGAATACACCTGTCCGGGCGCCGTGGAACGTGCTAATCCACCAGATGTTGATGGCCATAGACCGGCACGGAGAGCTATACAGACAAACCGGGAATGGCTGGCACGCCGCTAAAGCACACGAAATGCGCCAGTACGTCGCGGAACTTAAAACTTGGATTCACCTGCAGGAGAAATAGTCACCATTTCAATCATCGTCCGAGTCCTCCTCAATGTCGCCATCGACGTCAACTAAAACTTCCACTCCAGTGAAGACATTGCCCATAAATCCCGCAAAAAGTGGCGCTTCACGGGGAGTTTTGAACGTAAATGTCACCTCGGTCATTCCGGTGTCGGCATCGACATCGATATGCGTTGGGTAGCCCTGGTAGGTGTGGATGGTCATTTCTTTTTGGGCTTTTTGGTCATACCGGCCTCGCTCATGGCGATGGCGATGGCCTGTTTGCGTGACTTGACTACCGGGCCCTTTTTGCTGCCCGAATGCAGCTCGCCTTTGCCGTACTCGCGCATCACCTTGGAGACTTTTTTCTCGGCCTTGGTGGGTTTCTTGGCCATAAGTGCTCCAGTGCTACCACACACGATAATCGGTGGACTTCATTGTTTCCGGTTTGGCGAGGTTGAAGACTTGAAGGCACATGTAGCCGAGCGCGTCGAAGGCGTGATCCACGCCCAAATTCTTATTTGGGAGGCCTGTGCCGGGGGCGTAGGTCAATGTGCGGAGAGATTTTATTAAATCTTTACATCTCGGGTGGATGAAGAGGCGGCGGTTGCCCGATGCGTCGAGGAGGGCGGTGTTGACGCACGTGATCTTGTCGCGGATTTTCCAAGGGGAGCGTGGGCTGGAGACCTTGAAGCCGGACTTTCGCAGGATGTTGTGGTCGGTCGCTCCAACGCCACTGGTTTTGCGGGCGCCGCCTGTTGGGTCGGGGCACGCGATGATCCGGCGCTCCACGCCGAAACGGCGTTGGATTTCTTCGCAGAGATCCCAGGTGGTGGCGCCGCCGGTCATGATGATTTCGTCGAATACCCATAGGTCGTCGCCCTTTTTCACCGCGCAAATCGCGGACATGGGGTCCACGTTGAAGTCCACGCCCACCAGCAGTGGGACAATCGGCAGGTCTTGGACCACAGAGTTGATGTTGGCGTCCGAGAAGCTCACCGCGACCAAACCGGACAGGTTCTCGAAGCTCGCCTCGAACTCCTGTCGGAATGTACGAGGGTCGAGTTGGCTACGGGCTGCCTCGATTTCTTCCGGTGGGACGTTATCGCCCTCAATTGTGGTGAATTGCCACCGGCACCAGTCGTTATCGTCCTCTTCGCAATAGCACCAGAGGTCGTAGAACCAGCTTGCGGTGCCGTCGGGGGTGGAGATGAATAGGGCCCAGCCTTGTTTGTCGGCCAACGCCGGGCGGATGACCTCGAACCAGACCTCGGAATCCATGAAGGCGGCTTCGTCGAGCACCACGCCGCTCAAACTTCGGCCTCGGAGGGCCATTGCGTTCTCCGTGCCCTTCAATTCGATGGTGCTGCCATTGACCAGTTCGATCTTGAGGTCGGTTTCGTTCTTTGACTTGATCCAGGCCTTTGGGACCAGCCTTTTCATCGCCTTCCAAGCGATGTCCTTCGCCATTCGGTAGGTCGGGGCGCAGTAAAAGAAGGTCTCGCCGGGCTTTTCAATTGCTCCACGCAGCAATTCGATGCAAGACAAGTAGCTTTTGCCGAATCGGCGGCCTGCAACCAGGACACGGAAGCGTTTACGGCTCGAAAACACCTCACCCTGGGCCCAACGCAACTGCAATGAGGGGGCGGTGGTCATTTTTTAGGGGGGTACCTGTTTACAGTATCACAGGAATTCAACCCCTACCCCCGTGGGTGTGTAACAGTAAAGAGAAATTGGGTTGTATCAGTAGGTTCCCTGACTGCGACTTGGCGCCAGGCAGCGCCGGACCCTGCCCCCCCGAAGGGGGCGATGGTACATCTGAACTAGCCTCACAGGCTAGGCGGTGAGCAGTCGACGCGCCGTGGTGCGACTCACGCCTAGGTGGTCGGCAATGCGCTGTTGGGTCCAGCCGTAGGAGCGAAGGCGCCTGGCACGTTGGGGTTTGGATTCTGTGGCCCAGAGCAGGATAAGCAAGGGGAGGAGGAGCGCAGCCAGGAGGAGCGCGGCGGTGGTAGTCATTGGCTGGTGTGCCTATAGGACAAGTGTATTGTAGCACAGTGGGGCCCGCAGTGGGCCCATACTGTCACACTCTGTAACGTGATGCGGATGTACTAGCGGCCCAGTACGGTCAGGCGGCATTCGGCAATGGTCGCGCCGGGGCGATTCTCGCAACGTGCCAGGGCTTCGTTGGTCTGGGCTTGCACCAGCAGCGAAGCGCCGACGATGGCGAGCGTTGCAAGTGAGCAAAGGGCGGGGGTGTGGTTGGGCATGGTGTTAGGTGGGTTTGCCTTACTGTGTCATCCTAGAACCGGATCCGCCGGACTGCAAGACGCCAGGCCCCAATTGTCGCAATCCGTTACGTTGGTTCGGGATTGTACGGTTTCACGGTGGACAATGGGAGAACAACGGCCAGGGTTCGCCGGTAGGGTCTCACGCTTGCGACGATTGAGACCCAACGAAGAGAAAGGCGCAACGCGCAGGCTCAGTCTCCCCAGTAGAACTGCGCGGCCCACGCGTCTAGAACACCGGAACCAATCGCCCGATACTCTGTCCAGGGAGTGCCCCAGTCCTGATACTCCATCCGGCAATCCTCGGGGCAATTGAAACGGCCAAGAGTCCCGACAATGCGCAGGGCAGGCCCGCCGGTTGATAGCAGGATGCAGAGTTTGGCAGGCTGCAGCGGTGCACCTAGGGGTGCCCAGTCGCTCCTTACGGCTAGTTCTAAGGGCGCTTCTTGGATCTCCTCACGAACTGTTTCGTAGGTTTCGTCACAATCGCGGCAGGCTGCCTTGAGCCTGTCCAGTTGATCGAGAATTGTCTCACACCATGCGGCGGCGTTAGCGGCGGCGTGGTTGGTGGTCGTTGTGGTCATCGGTGTTACCTCGGGTGGGGTTACTGTTGGAGATTAGAACCGGATTCGGCAGCCTGTCAAGCCACTAGGGTCGGGTATTCGTTGAGGGTCTCGGTCAGCGAATCTCGCAGGGAATCGAACTCCCAGGGTGCGGAATCACGGCGAGCAGCGAAGACGCAGAGATCCAGGTCCTGCAGCGTGCGGACCCGATCGGCCAAGCTCTCATCCCATAGCTTGCCGATACCGTCACACTCCAGTTCGGAATGGTCGTCCTCGGAGATCAACGGATAGGACTCTAGAGCTTCCACCGTTTCGATCACGTCAGCGGGTACCCGCAAGAGATCCAGCACAACGCCGCGACCGTTCCAGCCGTAGCCCACTTCCAGGATGCCGCCGAACTTGTCCGGGGTGCTGGCGGGATCGGTCAGGACCCGATAATTGGACAGGCCCACCAGGCCCGTGTTGCTGTAATCGCTGAAACCGCAATAGGACGGCACGAACCCCAGCGAGACACCGCGCCAGCGTTCTGTGAGACATGTTTGCAGGTGGTCGGTCGGGTCCTGGTGCCACTGGTGGCTGCAGTCCGTCTCGGGCTCGCCGTCACGGATTAGGACCCAATGGCCTTCGCATCCGGTCAGCCGGTCGATCCGTGCCAGCAGTGCCGGGGATGCGGTAGGGGTGTTGAGAATTTGCATGGCATGGTGTGCCGTTGTGCTTGCCCATTGTGGGCCCCAGCCCCAGGCATCCTCCGCCGTTGTTGTGCAAGTTTACAATCCGGTCGGGTGGGGTTGCTCGTGCTGCTACTGTGCAAGGGTTCATTAGGCCTACCCGCCATGACACACCGGCCAACTTCCCACGCCTTTAGAGACCTGCCCGTAGGGGCTGTGTTCTGGTGGGGCGCTTACCGTCTTGAGGATTGCAACTGGGGCCGGAAACGCTCCAGTCGGACGGCAGACTACCGGCCCCGCCTGTCTGGTGAGCTGTCCAGCTGGACAGATTGGGGCTACTGGCGCCAATCGGAGACTGTCTACCTTGCGAACAGCGAACCCGACCGCAGGGAGGGTGAGCAGTGAGCAGCGGTGGAGAATGGAACACCAGGCGAGAGCTAAAGCAGCAGGCCGCCGATGCCCGCGAACTCCTGCGCGAGCAGATCAGACTGGAGAAACGCCAGCTCCGAGACCTGCGCTATTGCGCCGAACGGTCAACCCTGACCCAATCCGACTGGGCCGACTTCCTGAAGCTGCACCAGCAGCACGGTAAAGAGGGATTGCGCCAGCTCTGGGAAGACTTGATCCCGTACTGGGAGGTCTGCCAACGCCTCAACGGGGGCGCACCATGCCCACCCGACCTCAAGCCGGATTGGTTGGCTGGAATTAAGTGCAGAAAAAACGCGCAGCCAGAACGTAACCGACCGACCACCAGGAAGGCCCCAGGCGCACCACGCAAACCCCGCACCGATAAAGGCAAGACCCGAGCAACCTACAAACCCCGCACCTAGGCCACCAGTGCCAACCCCACGGGCCCGCGTCACACCGGGCCCTTTTCTGCTGCCCCAGTGTGAGACTCATGCGACTCGCAGTGAGACTCTGCTCCAGATCCCATATACCCGCACCTAAAAGAGGCGGAAGCGTGTGGATGCACCAGTCATAAATGGCTTTTCAGGCAGCCATGAATGGGCTATTGTGCAAGACAAGAGGACAAGCCCAACCGTGAGGCCCCTCGCTCCAGTTGAATGGCCAACCACACCACTATCCGCCAGCTGATCGAGTCGGCTGGCAGCCACTTCGTTTCTGTCCACTTCGTCAAGCAAGATGGCAGCTTGCGCCAGCTCACCTTTAACCCCAAGCATGTGGGCGAGGTGAAGGGCACCGGTCACGCCTTGAAGGATCCAGCCGCTATCGACAACATCGTGCGGTGTATGGACATCGCCAAGGGCTGGCGGTCGTTCGACTGCCGCCGCGTGTGCAAGCTCACCGTGAATGGCGAAACCGTCGAGTTCAACCTGGAGATCGACAGCTAGTTCCAGTCCTTGAATGGCTTTCTGCGCGGGCTAGAGCTTCAGCTCGAAGCCCGCTTGTCCTCGACGGTGATGTTCAGCGTGGGAGCCTGATTAGCAGCGTCCTCGACACTGCCCTCGCCCATTGCGCGTCCCAGGCTATCAAGTAGCTGCGCGACCACTTGATAGTTGCCACGCTTGAGTGCTTTCTTGACGGTGTGCATCCGCATGTTGTTGACTTGATTCAGGAATTGTGCTCGCTCTCCAGCGAAGTCCTCCTTCATCAACTTCTGTGCTTCTGCAATATAGTTCTCTGCCTGGCGGAAGCTAACACCGTAGCGGGTGGCAAGTTGACAGGCGTTTTCACGACGTGATCCACCCTGCAACATCAACATGTAGGCGTTGTTGATGCGCTCCAGCATTTGAGCGTTGTTGATTGGCCGCCCCTTTGAATAGCGGTTTTCAGCCCTAGTGAATGGCGACACAAACTTGGCGGGCTTTTCCTGCTCCACGCCACCGTCAATGGGTTCGATGTCGTCAGTGTCTTGAATGTTGTCGTCGATCACGGGTGTGACAGTCACAAACTGCTGAATGCAGTGTAAGGCTATTCCAGTCATGAATGGGCTTCCAGTGGAAAAGCCGCCCCGTCACAGGCGGCTCTTCTTTGGGGCACCACCCCCACCGAGATCGTTAAACCAGGCTCAATCTACACCGTGGGTTGGCCGCTTTCCAGGGACTGGTGGTAAATCTTGACACGCTCCAGGTAGGCATCCTCAGCCAGTACCAGTGCGTCCTGGTCGATGCCGTACACGTCTGGCTCGCCACACCTGCGGGCTAGTACAACCGTACCACCTGAGGGTCGGAGGCCGGTGAGGTGTTGCAGTCCCAGTGAATAGGCTCCGAGTTGGTGGACGTAGCTGTGCCCGGCGTTCATGTAGGGCATTTTGTTGCTGGTGCTGGTCTTCCAGTCACAAATCGTAATGCCCGGGTGACCTTTCAGGGATACCAGTGCGTCGCATGTTCCAGCGAATCCGGCGGGGTGGTGAATGGAAAATTCGGAGGCGAAAATTTCGGTGACGTTGGAAACGATCCAGTCAGACAGGCCCCGTGCGTAACCGGCGGCGCTCCAGCCAACTTGGGGGAGATTTTCGTGGACCTTCTTCAGAGCCCACTGGGTGATGGGGGCTGGAATTCGTGCCAAGCCTTTGTCGTCCCACTTGATCGCGTTGCGCTTGTTTGCAGTGTTACGCGCCAGTCGCTGGGCAGTCTTTAGGAGATACTCCGCTTGGTTGTGGGCGAGGTTGCCCCGTTTTGCTGCTACATCCCGTTGTTGATTGGCTTCCTCCACCCCCAGCCGGGCGACCCAACGTTCCAGTCCTGATCGGTCACTCGTCTGCCCAAGGATGTGTGTAACACTAGAATATACATTGCCCTTTTGGTCTCGGTAGACCCTGAATGGGCCCGAATTGTCTTGTACCAGCTTCCACTTTCGGAGATTGGCTAGTGTGTCTTGTGTGTTAGCTGGCACGTAGATACTCTTTCCCTTCTGGATTCTACATCATGTGTCAAGAGCTAAATTGACGTACACCGGCTGGAACCAGCGGAATTTGCGCTCTTTTCGACCTACGCCAGTTAGGACCGTGTGCCAGTGTCCTTTTCTCCAGTGCGGGCGAACCGTGCCGCCTTGCGTTGGCCGAGGGTGAGTCCTGGCCGACTCTTTACGGAGTATAAAATTTTTGCCTAAAAGTGTTACCGGTAAAGGATCACGCTTGTTATGTTTTTTGCGCTTAACAAATCCAGAACCATTGACTTTTACAGGAAGTTCTCCTACACAGTCTTTTTGATAGTTGTAAATTAGTATTACGTTTTTTACTATCCTCATAATTGTAGATGACACGTCTTTGAAGACTTCTTCATCTAAGGGGTGATCTAGTAAGGGAGAATACATTATTGGGGATGTATCTTCAGCGGCTACTGTACTTACGTCCCAGCCATGAGTAACTGAGATAACAGCATTTTTTGATGTGTACGCAAACACATGTAAATTATTTGCATTTTCATCTGATAGTTCTTGCTCAACTGCTTTGAATTTGCGGTCATCGGGCATATCGGCCATACCTATAGCAAAAGGTAAATATGTCTTATGTACGACAACCAGTAAACCTGTGATTGCAGCCCCTTCGTCATCGAAAAGAGTGTTAAAAGGTATACAAATAAAAAACGAAGGCAAAACTAACTTAGGTGGTTCCATGGCACTTACTTCCGTGTAAAGAAGGGCCTCCATCAACGCGCCGTCAACGTAAATAGCCGGGGCGTCTAGCATTGCCGCGCAAACTGCTCCGACACCGCACTGAATAATGTTTGATGTGTCTTCGTTAATACCTAAAGTGTTTGCTAGCCGACGTAAGTGGTGCGGATCACCTGCAAGACCAAATTTTTGTACCATGTCATTCCAGGGTGTATATCCTCTAGGTGAACGGTATTTATCGGATAGTTTTTTATATATGAGTGATTGTTTAGCTGCTTCTTGCCATGAAGGGTGCATGATTAAAAAGTTTGGTTGTTTTTTGTATAAAAAGCCCCTCGCAACGGAGGGGCTTAGTTATTGGGGACTTAATCAGGCCGCCTTGAACGGATTGCCTCCGGTTAGCAGGCGGGTGATGTCGAAGCCGTTGGACTTGGCCTCGATCCAGGCTGCGTCGATGTGCTCCTGGGCGCCCTTCTTACGGGGTACTGGACGCAGGGTGTACTCGGTGAGTAGACCCGCGCCCTTCTTGCTTAGGTTGAAGTCCCAGGCAAGCAGATCCTCGTAGTCGTCCATCTGGCTGATCTGGTCCAGCTCCTTGATGATCGACTTCTGGGTCAGGCTCATCACCTGGACTGCGCCAGCATCGAAGTTGTAGACCGGGGTGGCGACAAAAAACTTAATGTCGTAGGTGCCGGGGCCGCCACGTCCTTCGCGGGGCTCGAAATCGCCCATCTCAGCTACCACGTCCTCAGGGGTGGGCTCGTAATCGAAACGGAACGGCTTGGACTGGCCTTCTGCGTTGGCGCCCCACACCTCGTAACCTTCCAGAGGTTGGTCGGATAGAAGGGCGAACCGGACAGAACCGCCATCAGTCAGCTTGCTGACCTGGAGGTAACCGCCACCGGTGGAACCGGCATTGACCGATGCAGACGCTTTTTTGGAGAGAAATCCCATGGTTTGTTAGGGGTGTTTGAAGGTCGCCCTGGGGCAACGAGTGACACAGTAACACAGGGTTGACCGGGCGTCTACCATAGAAAAACACCCCACGGCTGCGGGGCCATGGGGTGTCGTTTTCCTTTATCTTGTAGGAGTCTAACATCGTGTCGCACGAGTCGCAAGACCTGCTCAATTTCGTCGCGCAACTGCCTAGCGGCTTTGCGTACGCGCCCATCTACGTCAAGGATTCCCAGCTCCAGTCGGGGAAGGTCAGCAAGGGCAAGACCCCCCTCGAAAAATCCCACCATGTGGTCATGGAGCCCTCCGACGTGGCGCTCCAGATCCAGCGCAAGCCGGACATCTTCCGGGCCGTTGGTGTGTTCACCGGGCCCCGTAGCCAAGGTCTGGTGATCCTCGACGTGGACCGGAACCTGGCCAAGTTGGCCAAGAAATGGGGCAACACCCTGGACGGGGCCCCCAAGGTCACCAGCACCAAGGCCAACGCCGCGAAGTACCTGTATCGCGTCCCAGAGGCCCTGTGGGGCGAAGTGAAGGGTTTTGGGTTGTCGGATACCGGGGCCGGTTACGAAGTCCTCTGGGGCCGTCAGGGGCTCCTCTACGGGGCTTATCCGGGCTCCAGTGATGGAAAGGGTGCGGAAGGGTTCTACGGCTTTGAAGGCGATCTGGAAGCCATCCCAGAAGCGCCGGCTTGGTTGTTGGCCGAAATGCGCGAAGCGGCTGGCAAGGATCCAACCGATGCCGGGTTTATTAAAAATCGTAAAGCTCTTGACTTCTCAGATCGGACGCCCGAAGAGGTGGCTGAAATTGTTCAGTCCGCCCTTCGTGTGATCCCTGGTCAAGGCGCTGGCAGCCGGGACCACTGGATCAAAGTTGGCATGGCGATCCACTCGGAACTGCCTGATGACCTCGGTCTGACCCTGTGGTCGGCTTGGTCGGCCGAAGATCCTGAGTTTTGTGACGATTGGGCCGACGGCAACCCCTGCGAAGAAGTCTGGAAGAGCTTCAAAAAAGGCTCCGTCACCCTTGGCACCCTCTTCTGGCTGGCCGACCAGCAACTTCCGGGTCGCCTGTGGCTTGGTGAAGACCTTCGCAAAGTTGTCGCAGAACTTGAATCGGGTGCCCCGCTCGAAATGCTGCCTCGCTTTGTGGACGTCATGCGCGACGTCAAAGAGGCGCTCCAGCTAGAGAACCCCGCCGAGCAGAAGTACGAGCTTCACAAGATCGCCCACAAAGCTCGGATGCGGGACGCCCTTGAACTGGAGAAAATGTATGTCGATCAAATCCAGCATGAGTCTCAAGCTGAGACGATGACCGTGGGTGAGTTGCTCCAGCAGAACTTTGAACGGAGCTACTTGATTCCTGACCTGTTGCCGAATCCGTCCGTTGTCCTGATCTACGGCGCTGGTGGTGACGGCAAGTCCATGACCGCCTGGACACTGGCCAAACACGTTGCTACCGGCCAGCCCTTCGTCATCCGGGGCAAGCACGTCCCAGTTGAACAAGGTCCGGTACTCCTGCTGAATGGCGACCAACCCCTCGTTCAGATGCAGGAACAGATGGAGGAGGTGGAGATGCCCGCCGATGCTCCAGTCATCGTGCGGACTGACTGGTCACTACAGGCTTACGCCCGTTTCCAGAAGCTGGTCCAGAAGATCCAACCCAAGCTGATCGTCATTGACTCGCTGATCGGGTGCTCTGGTGGTCGGGCCTTCGACGAGAACAAGTCCGACTTCGCCACCCCGCTGTACTGGCTTACCCGGAACAACGGTGTCGCCTTCCCGGCCTGCACGATCCTCATCATTCACCACGCCAACAAAACTGGTGGCTTCCGGGGCACCAGTGCAATCCGTGACGCGGTGGACGAAACCTGGAGTCTGCGTAGGCCCTCCGACAAGCAGGTGGAAGAGACCGGCCACAACGCCCGGATCATCACCATCGAAAAATCCCGGTCCGGTCGTGGGGGCACCAGCCTTCTTCTCCGTCAGGAAGCCGACCTGAGCTTCACGCTGGCCGATTGGACCCCGGAGGTCGATCCCAACGAAACCTCGCCTTCTGGCGTCACTGACAGGGTGCTCCAGCGCCTTCGCGTTGTGTACCCCGCCAGCAAGACCCGTGAAGAACTGAACGCCGATGCCCTCTGTGGTGGGAGTGTCGCCGCCATCAGGAAGTCGCTCCTGCGTCTTAAGAAGCGTGGGCTGATTCACGTAGTCGAAACCAGGCGCAGCGACAAAGGCGGCAAACCTGCAAATGTGTACCAAGCAGTTGTTGCCTCGCGGGGAGAGGGAGGAAAAGGGGGTCCCAGTGACCAAACCACCTGTAGTAGCAACGGATTAGCAATGGGACCGGAGACAGATTCAGTTGCTGTGTGTCCCACACCGGCAGTAGCTGGGACACTTCCCGTCAAAACAGAGCCCTGTCCCAGTGCAGATCCTTTACAGGACAACGGATCTAAGCAAATGGACACCTCTGGGTTATATCCCCCCGTGCGCGAGGGACGGACAATCGGCGAACTTGACCAGATCAAGCAGGCCGCGTCCGATGCGTGGAACTGACCATGCCCTTTTTCTTTAACGTGCTGTTGGGGCTGCTTTTGGCAGCCTCACGGCTTTTTCGGAGTTTTTCGGTGTCTACTGCCAAGTCCAAGCCGAAACCTCCGAGACGTCCCACGCTGGCCGTTATCAACGGGCCCGTACCAGACGAGGTGTTCGCGCTCATCCGCATGAGCTGGTTCAAACAGGGCCGGCCCGTCGAAGTTGAAGAATTCCGAATCTTTGAGTGCGATGAGGCCTACGCCATCTTTCATGGCACAGTCGGCCAGGCCCTTCGCCAAGGGGCCGACGTCTCCGTCATGACCATCTACTCCGCTGAAGCCCTTGGAATCCCCCACAACTAAACGCGACCTACTGGAGCGATTGGTAGCTGCGTACCAATGCTGCCGAGACTGCGGCGACAAATACGGCAGCTACCCGGCACACACCGGCGCTAACTGGTCAGATACCTGTGACGTCTGCGGGGTGGACGCCGTGGTAACCGAAACCCGCTACTACGGTTACTTGTACAAGGGTATCAGGCTGCTAAAAAATTTTAAGTAGCGTGTACTGTGCTACGGTAATAGGGCTTGAACCCGACACACATGTCAGAACACCACCCGATCACCCCACCGCCGGAGCTGGTGGACCAGTGGGATGAGGAAGGGACAAACATGTTTCGCCCTTCGTATCAAATTCACCTCACTACCCAAGCCGCCCGCTGGGGCGCCGACCAGGAGCTAGAAGCGTGTTGTGAGTACCTCACGCGATGTGCGGCGTGGGAGCCAGATGACGTGGCCGAGCTTCTCGATCACCGCCGTTTCAGGCCGCCGAGCTTGAAGGAACAGGCGCTTGGTGCGTTGGGCAG